TAATCCACAGATGTTGCACCACATATATGAATGGAATATGACTGGAAGTCCACAGGCACGACTATATGATATTTCTTATACAACAAGTAACCTAGGTTTATCATTTAAATCATCTTTTAGTCAGTCAACATCAATTAAAAATGGATCAAGAGTTCCGTTTTATGATAAAGCAAGAATTATGGAACAAGGAATTCCAGTTACAATTAGACCAAAATTTGCACAGGTTTTGGCATTTGATGATAATGGAGAACAGGTTTTTACACGAGGCCCAGTAGAAGTGCTTAACCCTGGAGGAACAGAAGTTGAAGGAGGATTTGAAAGAGTGTTTGATATGTTTTTTAATACATACTTTTCTCAAGCATTTTTAAGAACAAGTGGTATTGCAAAGTATCTTGAAGATCCAAAGGTTTATAAAAAGAATTTGCCAGCAGGTAAAAAGATGGGTAAGGCAAAAGGTGTCTCAACTGGATATCGCTGGATTGCTAATGCAGGGGTGATTGCATAATGGCTCTTATTCATCATCCACCAACAATTATAAATAAATATCTTGCATCAAAAATAAATCCTAGTTTTGAATTAGATACACAGGACTTAGTTTTAAGAGATGAAAATGGAAACATCGTTTCGGTAACACCTGGAACAATAGGAACAACCTATTTTTTCCCAACACTTCCAACAGATATTGAAAACTTAACTACGACATTTCCACAAAGTAATGAGGTTTTTGCCGTATATGACAGAATGTTTAGAATGAGAAGAATGGCATTTCCACATATTAAATGCGAACAACTCCTATATTATTTTTATGCTGTAGGTGAAAATGCAACTACAAAGATGGTAATAACCCAGCAACAGATAAGCGACCTTCTTGATAGGGCTGATGAGTCAGCACAGGAGATAAACGAGTGGGCAAAGGCAAACGAGGACCTGTGGTCTGACGAGTCTAAACCACTATTTTTTCATAGTTTTAAGATTTATCAATTAGAAGAAACCAGAGATATTGTCGATTTTGGCACAGCCCGAACTTATGCGGGAAATAAAATCATCATAGACTATGACTGGCATCCAGTAAACCCATAATAAATGGACTGTATAATTAAGGTGAGGAAACAAGCCCTTTTATTAAAAGAAAGAGGTGAAATATATGGCATACAGCCGTGGTTCAAGTAGTAACATTATCGTGGGTGCAGCAGCACTTTTTACACATAATGCAGGCCCAATCGGATACGATTCAGAAACTGGCAAGATTACTGATCTTCAAGCAGCATCAGATCTTCCAACAATGGTAGCATCCACAACTTCCTATAAGGATACTTTGTCAAACAATTCAGAGTATAAGAATATAGGATACACATCAAATGGTTTGGAAATCGCATTTCAGCCAGACTTTGGTGATGTAGCAGTAGATCAACTTCTCGACGTTGCTCGTCTTTTCAAGCAAGGTATGACAGTTAATCTAAATACATCTTTCGCAGAAGCAACACTAGAAAACCTTCTAGTAGCAATTGCAGGAAGCACAAACGATTTGCCAGGAGAAGTTGATGGTGTTAACGCACTTAAGATGTCTGCTGGAGATATCGGAGACGTTCCACTAGAGCGTGGTATCGTTGCAGTAGGACCAGGTTCTGGTTCTTCTCTAGATCCAAAGGAAAGAATCTATGTTGCATATCGTGCACTCTCAATTGAGAATGTTACAGTATCTGCAAAGCGTGATGAAGCAACAATGTTTGACGTTTCATTCCGCCTTCTTCCAAATGACAATGCTTCATATGGTAAGATCGTAGATCGTTCACTAGCATAATACAACTTAATAATACAGTTGGCCCAATCCCTTCGGGGGTTGGGTCTTTCTGTTTGGTATACTTATATAATGGCAACAAAAGTTTATAATACCAAAAAAATATCATTAATAGATGACAGAGTAATAACTGCTGCACCCTTAAAAATAAAATATCTTAGAGAATTTTTAGAGGTTTTTGAAACAATTAAAGAGGCAAAAACAGATGATGAATCTATATCTGTACTGGCTCATTGTGCACTTATTGCAATGCAACAGTATTGTCCATCAATTAAAACAATAGAAGATTTAGAAGATAGCCTAGACTTACCCACAATATATGAGGTTATTGATATAGCAGCAGGGATTAAGATTAATCAAAAATCTGAAGAAACAGTTAAAAGCCAAGCCGTAGATAGTGGTTCAACATGGGAAACTTTAGATTTGGCAAAACTAGAATCAGAGGTTTTTCTGCTCGGAATATGGAAAGACTATGATCAATTAGAGTCATCAATGTCTATGCAAGAGTTAACAGCAACCCTACAAATAAAAAGAGAATTAGATTATAATGATAAAAAGTTTTCCGCTGCTATGCAAGGCGTAGATTTAGACAAAAACTCTGGAACAGGTAATGAATGGGAAGACATGAAGGCTAGAGTGTTTAGTAAAGGTGCAACAACAGATGGAAGAGATATTCTGGCTTTACAAGGCAGCAATGCTGAAAAGGCTGGTTTTGGAATAGGCATGGGGCTTGATTACGAAGTTTATTAATGATAAAAAATAAGCCCACGCTATGGTATAATTAACTAAACCTTATAAGGAGGAATAAATGGCAACTGCCAGTGAAGACAAGACAGTAACACTAATTGATGGCACAAAGATCAAAGTTAGACCATTAAAGATATCTCTACTTCGTCCATTTATGAAGAAGTTTGAGGACATTGCAAAGGTTGCAGAAGACAATGAGAAGTCAATGGATTTGCTCATGGATTGCGTACAGATTGCAATGCAGCAATACAAGCCAGAATTGGCGGAAGACAAGGAAGCCCTAGAAGAAAATCTAGATCTTCCAACTGTATATAAGATCGTCGAAGAGGCTTCAGGAATTAAACTTTCTGATGCATCACTAATCGGTAATCTTGTAAATAATTAAATAAGAGGTGTTGATGGATGGCTGATATTGAATCCAATATTCATGTAAATATTGATACGTCAGATGCTTTAGCAAGTCTAAAACTTCTACAGACTCAAATATCAGCCTTCCACACCCAGATGGCAAAGTCTGGTACTGCAGCAGCAGCAGTAGCAGCAAATCAAGCAAAAAACTTGATGAACAGCATCAATGCTACGGGACAATTCCAAGCATCGCTGAAAACAGTAACAACAAGTACAGAGCACTTTACAGATGCCCTGGAAAGAAATAAATTAACATCCAGAGAATACTTTAGATATACTGGTGCTGCAACAAAGACATTTGGCAAACTTTTCAAGTCTGAATTTGAGACAATTAATAAGGTTGCACGAGAGCGTGTAAAGGATATTCAGACTCAGTATATTAAGTTGGGTCGTGGTGCTAATGGTGCACTAGAAGCAATTGCTGTAAGACCTCTTACGCTAGACATGAAAAATCTTGGCACACAAACTGCCATTGCTGCACAAAGACAACAACTACTTAATCAGTTATTAAAGCAGGGATCTACAAACCTTTTAAATTTTGGTAAGAATACTCAGTGGGCAGGCCGTCAGTTGATGGTTGGTTTCACTGTTCCTCTTGCAATGCTTGGATCTACTGCCTCTAAGACATTTATGCAACTTGAAGAGCAGGCAATTAGATTTAAGCGTGTATATGGAGAAATGTTTACAAGCCAGGCAGAAACTGATGCAATGGTTAAACAAATTCAAAAACTTGCACAAGAATATACAAAGTATGGCGTTGCTGTTGAAGATACAATGAAGATGGCTGCAGATGCAGCAGCAATGGGCAAGCAAGGTGCAGAATTAACCGCACAGGTTGCAGAAGCAACAAGACTTGCAGTACTTGGCGGAGTAGAACAAACTAAGGCTTTAGAAACAACTATCTCAGTAACAAATGCATTTGGAGTTGCATCTGATCAACTTGCAAATAAAATTGACTTTCTTAACGCAGTTGAAAACCAAACTGTTGTATCTATTGAAGATTTAACTACAGCAATTCCAAAAGCGGGACCAGTTGTTAAACAACTTGGTGGTAATGTAGAAGACCTTGCATTCTTCCTAACAGCAATGAAGGAAGGTGGAATCAATGCATCTGAAGGTGCCAATGCACTTAAGTCTGGCCTTGCTTCATTAATTAATCCAACTAAAAAAGCCAGTGAAATGCTTGCTGGTATGGGTATTAATATCAAGGGTATTGTTGAAGCAAATAAGGGAGACATTAAAGCAACTGTAGTTGGATTTGCTCAAGCACTTGATACACTCGATCCATTAAATCGTGCTCGTGCAATTGAACAACTATTTGGAAAATTCCAGTTTTCAAGACTTTCTACATTATTTCAAAACGTAACTGCACAGGGTACACAAGCACAAAGAGTTCTTGCTCTTACACAAGCAACAACAGAAGAACTTGCGATCCTATCTCAACGAGAATTAGACAAGGTACAAAATACAACAACTTATAAATTTAAAAAGTCAATGGAGGATTTAAAGGTAGCAATTGCTCCAGTTGGAGAACAGTTCCTAAAAGCATTAACTCCTATTGTTGAGTTTGTAGGAAAAATATTAGATAAGTTTAATAACCTTGGTGAAGGAAGTAAAAAGTTTTTAACCATTCTCACAGTTGCAGTTGCTGGAGTTGGACCAGTACTACTTATGACTTTTGGTTTGATTGCTAACGCTGCTGCAAATATTATTAAATTGTTTGCAAGTATGAAAGCAATGTATAACAAAACTGGCGATACAAGCAAGATTTTGGGAGAGCAAACATCCTATTTAACAAAAGAACAATTAGAAGCATCTGCAGTTGCAGCATCACTTGATCAGGTCCATGCTCAACTTCAGCAAACATTTACATCTGAGGCTACTGCGGTTGATAGATTAGCACGAGCATATAAGAGAGCAATCGCAGCACAATTAGGATTTACTGGACCAACAAAGGGCGCTCCAAAAACAAAGGGGCTCAAAAAGTATTCAACAGGAACAACACAAGTTCCAGGAGTCGGAAATAAAGATACAGTTCCATCAATGCTAACTCCTGGAGAAGCAGTCATTCCTGCACAGGCAGCACAAGACCCATCAAATAGACCAGTTATTGCACATATGGTTGCAGGTGGAACAGTCCAAGGATTTAATAAGGGAACTACCGAAGTAACAGAGTCAGGTAAAACAAACTTAACACACGTAGGTGGAAAGAGTGATGAAAAACTAATTGCAGACATTATAAAAAATAATCCATATATGTCTGATGATCAAAAGGGTAAGTTAAGAGCAATTGAAGCAATTCTAAAATCACAAGGATTGGCTCCAACAACAACCACACTTCATAAGTTGGTATTTACTTTCCCAGAAGATTTAAACAAGTCTATGACATCAAAGGACGGTGTTACTCCTAAGAGATTTATAGATGCGTGGGAAAAATTGGGTCCTGGCAAATGGAGCCCATCTAAACTTGATACAACAATGGCTGGTCCAATGGATCGTGCAATTGTTGACATTATTAAGAAAGATTTAGCAGATGGAAAAATTAAGGGTATTAACGATAATTATGTTCGTGAAATATTTACAGAGAGACTTCCTAAAGAAAGACCAGACATTGCTAAAAGTGCCGTATACCAAGAAGCACAAAAACTATATCAAACATCTACAAAATTTTTGCTTGGAAAGGGATTAGGAACAACTCCTGAAGAAAGCAGAAGAATATTGCAGGATGCCGTTGACAAGGGATTTATCAAAGACTTTAGCATAGTTGAAAGAACAAATAAAAAGGGTGTTGTAAAGACAGGTTCTTCTAGCGTAACACTAAATGACGGAACAGTTGTAAATATGAACAGACTTGGTTCTGGCCATAGAGTAAATATTAGCCAAGATGAAGCAAGCCAAAGAAGAAGTAATGAGGCTGCAAAACGAGCAGCAGACCCAAGTCAAGCAAAGCAAATTAAGCAATTAAAAGAAATTGCAAAAGAGGCTGCAAGAACACAATCAGGCAAGTTAGATCCTACAGATTTTGGAAAGCAGATATCTCCAACTACTGGATATAGTTTCCCAGTACGAGGTTTGGGTGGCCTATATCAAAAGCCAGATGGTACTAAAGTATTTGTAAAGCCAATGATGGATGAAAGAGCAGCCCTTGCTGAAATGAGAGCAACTCAAATTGCTAGAGATGTTCATGGTCTTGATTCACCAGATCAAAAGATAAGAACAATGATTGATCCAACAGATCCAGCAGGAAAAAGAAAGATCATTGTTTTAGAGTCTCCATTTAATCCAAAGTTTGATAGTGCTAACATGTCTAATACATTTAGCAAAGAAGAATATTTTAGACAACTAGTTGCAGCAAATCTTCGTGCAGATAAAGATCTTGGAAAGGGAAACCTTTCTGGCAATGTTCTTGCAGATGTTGGGCCAGCAGGAGTGTTTGGAACAGCCTCTGGAAAGAGAGATTTTGTTTCTGATCTTCCTTCAATGGAAGAACAAGCAAGAATAAATCTTGGAATTGATACACCAGTAAAGGGTCGTAAAAAGTTCTTTGCTGAAGAAACTGCAAAAATTGCACAAAGCATGACAGCAGAAGAATATGATAGAGCAATGAAGGCTGAAATTGATAGAGTCCTTCCAAAATTAAAAAAGACTATTGCAGGATTTGATTTAACTCCAGAAGAAAAGCCAATTTATCAAGCAATGATAGATAGACTTGAAGCAGGCAGAAGAGTTGACTGGAAGAAGATACATAAACTTCATTCATCTATTCTTATTACAAAAGATGAAGTACTTCAAGATAAGAAAACTAAGAAGTTGAGCAAGCCAAAGACAGAGCCAAAGCCTGCTGGAGTTACATCATCATCTAAGAGTGCAAAAGATACAAGAATGACAACTCTTCCAGCAGGAAAAGAAGTTGTTCAGCGTCCAAAGAGATTATCAAGAACAGTCCTTCCTGGACATGCAAATGCTCCTGAAGCAGCAAGTTCTGTAGCAACAGCAATAGTTGATGGAGCAAGAGGATCTATTGCTGAGGCAAAAACAGTTGGAAGTACTATTGGAACAACACTATCTCAGTCAGCAGCAGCAGCCTCTAGAACAATGCTTTATGGAACTGGCCCAATAGATGCTGACGCAAAATCTTTGCGTCGTCAAATAGAAAAACGTCAAAGAGAAGAAGCAAGAACACAGTCAAAGATTAATGCATCTAAAACATCATTATATGGAACAACTGGACCAGTAGATCCAGTTATGCGAGGAAGAAGAAAACAAGCAGCCTTAGCAGAAAAAAGAAGTAAGTTAGCAGCAAAGGTTGCTTACGAACAATCAATTATTGATGCAAGAGCAGCAGAAGAAGCAAGAAAGAGAACTCCTAGAGGAAGAATGCAGACATTTTTCCAAAATAGGGCAGACAAGAGACAAGCAAGAATAGATGCAGGAAAGAGCCCAAGAATGGGGCTTGGTGGAGCAGTAGGCATTGCTTCAGGTGCTGCAATGATTGGCTCTATGGCCCCAGGAACAGTTGGAGATATATCGCAAAAATTAATGATGCCATTAATGGGATTGTCTATGGTTTTGCCAATGCTAAAGAGTCCAGCAGCAGCGGTTGCCGTTGGACTTGCAGCAACAGTTGGATCATTTGTTGCTTTAAGAATGGCATTCGATGGCGCACAGAAAAAGATTTTAGAAGAGAGTGACAAGTTTAGAGGATCTGCTTCTGCAATACAGTCTCTGGCAAAGTTTAGTGGTAAAGTAACAGCGTCAGAACAAATGGATTTAAGACGAAAGAATTCATTCTCAATGCTTGGACCAGCAACTGGCAAAACAACTTATGGAGAAGCATTTACTCAAACTGCAGAAGGTAAAGCGTTAACAAAGAGAATTGCAGAACAAAATGCTGCAGGTAAGGGTAATGTAGCAGTAAAAGATTTGAGCGGACAACTATCTTCAGCGATTATGTCTGGCGCTATGGATATGGGACAAGCAAAGAGTTTAGCAATGAATGCAGCAAGACAAGCAGGAGATATGTCTATTGGAATTAAGGTTATTGCTCAACTAGAAAGCCTGCTTGGACCAAATGGAGAAAACTTGCTTAATAGTCCTCTTGAAGTCAGAATGAAAATGATTCAAGAAAATTCTAAGAATATGAAAAATAGTATTTCAAATATTAATAATGCAAACCCTATAACTAAACTTGCTGGACAAAAAACAATTCAAAAGGTTGGTATCGGCGCATCTGCTTTAGGTGGCGCTGCCCTTGGTGCTGGAATTGGCGGAATGATTGGTTCAGCAGTTCCAATAGTTGGAAATGTTGTTGGAGCAATTATTGGTGGAGGTATTGGAGCAGCAGCAGGAGCAATTGGTGGATTTTTTGCATCAAAGAAATTTGCACAACAAGCAGGTCAATTAGGGGCAGCCTATGCAGTAGATTCAAAAATTGCAATGGAACAAAATAAGCAAATGCTTGATTCATTTGATATGTATTATCAAAAAAAGATTGAGGAATTAAGATTGCAGGGGAAAATTAATGAAGCAAATGATATGCAAAATAAGTATATTAGGGAAAGAGATAGACTAACTGGAGCACAGGCAAAACTTCAGGGAGATATTGTTTCACAATACAACAATGCAGGCGGACTTCAAGAAGCAATGATGTCTGGAATGAAAAAAGCAACAACAGCAAAATATAAAGATAACCCAGATCAGTTGGCGTATCTAGATGTTGTTAACCAGCAAGCAGGAAACCTAAGAAGTTCTGGAGCAATTAGTAGTGGTCAAGAATTTTTAATTCAAGCAAAGATGGCAAGTGGAGATATTCCTCCAGCAGTATTTAGAAGTCTTCTACAGATAGCAACAGACAATAAAGAAATTGCTCCAAAGATGATGAATATTATTACTAAGTTTAGTGGTGCGACCTCCGAGTCAATTGGTGTTGCAGCACAAAATATTCTTAGTGCAAAGGGTACAGTAAACAAAACAGTACAAACAAAGTTTATTACCAAGGTCGAGGCTTTTGAAAAAGATTCCGATGCTCTTGACTTTACAAAAAATATAATAAAATTAAATAATCTTAATGCGGTTATCCCATCAGATGTTATGGTTAGTTATTATGTAGATCCAAAGAATAAAGAACAATACGATAAACTCAACAAGATGCTTGATAGCATTGAAGGGAATAAAGATTTAACTGCAAAAATTGTTTATGAAATTATGCCAGAAGTTAAAGGAACAGCGGCATTTGATGAAGCATACTTTAATACTTTAACTGAAGACCAGCAAAAGGTTTATACAACAACAATTGCATCATTAATCAATGTTCCAGAACCACAAATTATTGAGAGCGAAGATTTCAAGGCTTGGCGCAAAGAAACTGGACCACATGGAGGAGCAGGGGTAACTGGAAGTAAATCCTATATAGTTCAAAAATATATAGAGGCTCAAGGAAATAAGGCTGTAACAGATAATGTTCAGGTAAATACAAATGTGCCAGCAGCAACAAACGGTTCTTCTGGTGCAGGAAATCAGGTACAGGCATCACCTCTTGACGACTTAGTAAAGAAACTTAGAGATGTAAGAAAGAATCAAATCAAAGTTACTGAAGGTTGGGATGCGTCTCGCAAAGCACTAAGTAATTTATTTGGTGGCAATAAAACAATTGACGTGTTTAGTGGTATAGAAAATGATCTTAGAAAACTAGGTGGAAGCCAAGACTTTATTGAACTCATTGTTGGTATGGATCCAAAAGAATATGAAAAAAGAAAAAATTCATTATTTAAGTTTGATAATAAAGGAAATATTATTGCTCTTAAAGAAGATGCTAAAAATATTCAAGAAGCACTTAACTCAATAGCCATGGGTGACTGGAATTCAAATATGGAGGCAGAGTCTAAAACCCTTTCAGATCAAACACTTGCTTTTAATAAGTTATCAAGCCTTGGGGTTCCAGTAGCAAATGCCTATGATTTAATTTCTAATAAAACTATTGCTGCAGCAATTGCTAATGGAGTAAATGATAAAACTCTTAAGTCTCTTATTGCAAAGTATAAGGCATTAACTGCAGCACAGGAAAAGGCTGCAGCGGTTTCAGGAGTTAAAACAGATATTGCCCAATTTAAAAAAGACAGAATTCAGGAACAGAGATTAAAAGATAAGTATAGTCCAGAAACTGCTACTGCAATTAACTCTGATGAAAACCTAAAGGCTTTAGAAAATGCCATGGCTGCACAGGAGGCCTTGGTTAAAAAGAGAATTGCAAGCGGTGCAGATAAAGAACTTATAGTAAGTGCACAGGCGGAACTAAATAGACTTGTTACAGATTTTAATGAAAGGCTAGATCAATTAAAGAGCACAATTGGTTTTATGCAAGATATTTTTGATAAGGGATATAGCGATGCTATGCAGGCATTTGATGTTCAAGAGCAGGCGCTTAATATTAAGTTTAACTTAGACACCAAAGAAAGTAATAAAGTAGTTAAAGAAGCACAAGACATGATTGCTGGAATTCAATATAAGATTGATGACAAGCAGGCAGCACTTAAGGGTATTGAAGATCAAGAACAAAAAATTAACGACAAATATGATGAAAGAATTAAAGCATTAGATGAAATTGAAAAAGCAAATTCATATATTGCTAATCAGCAAAGAGGACAGTTAACACTTGCAGAAGCCTTAACATCTGGAGATATTGCTGCAGCAGCAAGAGCAGCACAAGATATGAGAGCACAAAGTGCTGCAGATGCTATAACAAAACAAAAGGATGCCATCGAACAATCTAGACAATATGAACTTTCTAATGTAAAAGCATACGACCCTGTATCTAAAACATTCAAATCAAGGAAAGAACTTGAAGCAGATATTAAAGATCTTGAAAATCAAATTTTTGATATTGAGGAAAAGAAACTTGAGCCAGCACAAGAATTTATTCGTTTAAAGCAAGTTCAATTAGATAAAGATATTGAAGGTTTAACTGTACTTGGAAAAACAAAAGATGCCTGGGAAGCAATTAAGAATCAAGTAGATCTTGCTATGATTAATAGTAAATCATTTATAGATTCAATTGGAATGGCAATTACCAATTATCAGAAATTAATTGATATGTATAAGGCTGATAAGGGTTATGTTGGAGGTATGAGCGCTTCTTCAAATCTTACTGGAACCCCAGGAGTTACTCCTACACCAACACCTACCCCAACTCCAACACCTACTCCTACCCCAACACCTACTCCTACACCAACACCTACTCCTAAAACAAATCCTAATGTAGGAAACATTGATGCAGTTAATGCTCAAGTTGCTGCAGATCAAGCATCACTAATAGGGGCAATTAAGAGTGGAACAACTTCAAATGTTACACCATCCTCTATTGCTAATAATATGGCAACATCTTTGCTTGCAGATAAAGCAGCAACTGAGGCACTCGGTGGAGTTTCAGGAGTATTGTCTTCAGCAAGATATACTGGTCAAGCATTACAGTATGCTGCACAGGCTGCTGCAAAAGAATTCCAAGCAGCAGCATTGCAAAAACTTAAGCAAGCAGAAGCAGCAGCAAAAGCAACAAGAATTGGTGATGAAACTGGATGGTTTGGATTATCTACTGGTGGAATAGTTCCTAAATACTTTACAGCAGGTGGATTTGCAAAGGGTACAGATACTGTTCCAGCAATGCTTACCCCAGGAGAATTTATTATGAGCAAGTATGCTGTAGATTCTTACGGGGTAGATAATTTAAGAAAGATTAATAATGGAGATCCAATTGGCGGAACAGTGTATAATAATACATATACATTAACTGTAAACGCAAAGACAGATGCTAATCCAAATGATATTGCACAAGCAGTAATGTCAACAATTAGACAGGTTGATGATAGAAGGGTTAGGGGGTTAAACAGAAATGGCCGATGAAGTAGATCCACGGTTTACGTACATGCAAACACGTAAAAAATATGAAAGACCCAGTGGAATGCTATGGTCTGAAAATTCTGGTACCCTGATAAATGGTTTGTACATTCCTTATGGTTTAGAAGTTGGAGCAGATTCATCCCTAGAACCAGACAAAACACTGGTAGATCAATTCTTAATGCTTACAGATGATAATAGAGCACCCTTAGATTTTTCTAATGAGCGTCTTGAAAAAAGAGAAAGAATGATTAATGGGCGTATGCGCTCATACCATATTGCAGATAAAATGAAGATAAGCACAAACTGGAATATGATCCCATCTAGATCACACGATAATATTCCTGCGTTTGATCCAGCAACTGGTTTATCTCCACAAAAGGCCTACACAACAGATGGTGGTGCAGGTGGAGCAGACATGCTTGAATGGTATGAAGCACATAAAGGTTCTTTCTGGGTATTTCTTTCATATGACAGAAAGGGTATTTTTAAGGGAACAGAAGCACCATATGACCACCTTAGACAATATAACCAACTCATAGAAATGTTTATATCAAATTTCTCATATACTGTAGAAAAAAGAGGAACAAAATTTGATTATTGGAATGTCTCTCTTACTCTGGAAGAAGTATAATGTTTGAAGATAAAGACCTGCAAAATTTCTTAGAAACTTCTCCAGTAATAAGAAATAAATCAATCATAACTGCTGAATGGAATATGAATATTCCAACTAACATCAAGCATATAGGAAACTATAGATATCGTCCAACCAAGTCTGGCTCTATTTATTCTTCTTTGCCTACAAGTTTTGATATAAACGACATTGGTAATTTTTATACAGACGCAACTGACGCAGACGTAGAGATAGATGGAACATTTGATGACAGCGATGTGCCAACAACCCTTAGACCTAAAAAAGAAAAACTTAAAACTCTTTATTCTTTAGAAGATTGTTTTGCACAATTTAGACCTAGGTCTGGAATTAATAAAGCAGTATTTTTTGAAAATGGAAAACTACACCATCCAAACCTAGTTATGGCAGATAGACCTAGATATTATATGCCAGATAAAGATGATAAATTTAAATACTGGACATCATATAGAACAGAGTCTGGACAAGAATATGGAATTGCTTCACTAGTTCGTGGATCACAATATTCGATAGAAGATGCTTGTCCTTTTGTTGTTTATAAAGAAAAAATTCCAACAAACAGGGTGATTGTTAAAATGCAAACACATACTGGAACAGAAAACCTAGGTCCATTTTCTTCTCCTACAGGATCTTTTGCAGACCCATTTTATGGAGAACTAAATCAAAAAACTCCTAGCAAATGGAAGATTCAATTTTTAAAAGAAGGAAATTGGGAAAATATAATATCATTTGATCCAGCAGTTAAAAGAAGAGATGGTTCTTCTGTAATTAAAAGCGATGGCTATGTTGAAATTGCGTATGGTTTAATTGTTCCAGAAGAGTGGAGAGCGAACTTTGTTATAGCAGAAACATACACAACAGAACTTCTTTTGCCAGAACAGTCTGTAGTAGGTTATGCATATTTAATTAAAGAAAATGAAACAGATTTAGGAACCTACCATATTTGGAACGGTATAGATTATACTAAGTATTCCCCTAAGTACGGCTGGTATATACAAGATGAAACAGTGGATAGATTAACAAACTTTGTGACTGATGCAACATCTCCAGATGTATTTATTAATAAACTTGATGGCAAACAAAAGTTTAGAGAATTTGAATATATTAGTGGCATACGAGTTGTAGTAGAAACTATGAATGTAAAAGACTCTACATTTGATCTCCTTGAGATTTCTCCAAGATTGATTTTAAATGTCTCAGATAAAACGCTAGACTATTCTGTTAACAAAAGCGCATCTGACCTTGGACTATCTGGATTGCCAGTTGGACAATTAATTGCATCTAATGGAAGCATAGTAATATTTGATCACGATCAGGCTTTCAATTCTAATAACTCAAATAGTATTATTGCTAAATATATTAATAGACATGTTCAGTTTAAATTTTACGAGGTTATTGTTGATGTAGATGGTTGGGACTATTACGTTCCAATTAAAACTCTATATTCAGATTCTTTTCCAAAACAAGATTTAATGACCAAGCAGGTTTCTATTTCTTTAAGAGACATGTACTGGTATCTTGAATCAATAAAGGCTCCTGAAATATTAATGACAGAGGTTTCTGTTAGTTCTGCTGTATCATTATTACTTGACCATATAGGATTTTCTAACTATACATTTAAACGAGTTGAAAATGAAAAAGAAGTAATTATTCCATACTTCTTTGTTGGGCCAGAACTTAGTGTTGCAGAAGTACTTCAAGACCTTGCTGTTTCAACACAGACAGCAATGTTCTTTGATGAATATAATAATTTTGTAATGATGAGCAAAAATTATATAATGCCAACTGCAACACAAAGACCAACAACTTTTGCTCTTAAAGGTACAAAGGATTTTATAGAAGATAGAGAAATCAAAAATAAAAAAAATAAGCCAAAGTTGGCAAATGTTATTTCTGTATCAACACAAGAAAATTCGGTATACAACGATGGAGTAATTAATTATAGTACAAGATATATACAGCGATCTATAGGCTCTTTAAAGCAAGCAAGCCTTGTAGACAATGAAAGATACTATACATATAAGCCTGCATTGCTTTGGGAAGTTTCTGGAACTCAAAACACTAAGTCAATAAATAATGAAGTAGCAACTCAGTCATCATATGTACTTAGTGCGATCCCTTTAAATTCAGATTTAACAGCAGATGTGCCACAGGTAAAAAACAATATCATTATTAATAATACAATGAGTCTTGGAGAGGCAGCGTACTGGATCACCAGATATAATGGATATTTTTATTCTCAAGGAGAAATTATAAAATATGATGCAGTTCAGTATAATGTCTCTGGTATCGGAAATGTTTGGATAACATCTACAGAAGATTATCAGTATTACTTTTCAAAATTACCATTCAATGGAAAAATATACCCAACAGGCCTAGTAAGAATTTATTCTGAGCCAAAATATGTAGAGCAAAATGGTATAACGGTTTTACAAAATGGTGAAGTTGAAAAACATGGTCGTGGCCAATTTGGAACAAAGATTGTTGCACATAGTGCAGGCATAGCAGACTATTGGAAATCAGATGACAATGTTAAGGGATGCTATATGTCATCTGAATATTTATTTGAAAAAGATTTAACCTTGCCTACAACAGCCGTTGCACCTTCTGGCAAACTTACTGCTTCTGGAATTTCATCAGATGCTCTTTCACGCACATCTAGCAGAAGTGGTCTTATTAAAAACTTTATGTCAACATCTTTTATAGGAGAGATCAGTACAGCAACTACAGTACAAAGTGGCACATTGCAGTCATCTGCACTATCTTTGACTGGACCAAACTTTACAACAAAAGAAAGTCCAAGAGATTTTATTTCATATGTTCATAAACCTTTACAAGATAATAAATTTAAACATTTTGGAACTAGAATGAGAATTGTTGGTAAAATAGAAAATAGTGAAGACAGAGGACAAACATCAAACGGCTCGGCGACATATTATGTAGTTAAGGGAACGACCCCAGATAAAAATATAAATATATCTGGAGGTTCTGGCGGTCTTGCCTTTATGCTAAATTCATCAACAAATGTTGGATACTATTTTGAAATAGCAGCGCTTGGCGTAGGAAATTTATCTAAAGAAGAAAGAGAAAGCGTTAGTAATGTATTCTTTTATAAAATTAAGTCTGACAATGGAAAGGCAGTTCCAATTAAACTTTGGGAAGGTCTTGGAGAAATTACAGTAGATGATGGCAAATTTACAGGCCAAGCAAGAATTGTTGCAGAAGAAAATCCAACAGTATATGACCTTGCTGTAGAGTATGAAGACATTGGCAGAATCAGAAGATTCTATTTATATTTAAATGGTAAAATAATCAAAACCGTAGATGACTCAGATCCATTGCCAGTATATTCAAACATTGCGTTATTTACAAGAGGCTCTTCAAGAATAATGTTTGAAAATGTTTATGCGCTATGCAATAACTATTCACAAAATACAACATTCTCACTTGGCGCACCAGTTACATCAGCATTTGGGGATTCAGATATTGATGTCAACGAATCTTTTAGAAAGTATGCGCTGAGCGGATTAATTCAAAACACCTATCTATCTGGAATAGGAACATCTGAGCCACCTAAGTACGATATCTTTTTTGAAGAGTTTGGTAGTATTATGAGAGAAGCAGCAACATTTAATTTTAAATATGACAAGGCTTACCCAGCATTATATGCAAAATTATCTCCAACATTTAATAAGATTAAGGGGTACGTTGTTTCTGGATTTAGAGCGGGATCATATGGTGCAGAGTTTATGATCTTTAATGCTACAGATACAGCAATCAGCCTAGATGAAACAACTGGAAACTATTTAAGAGTCCAGGGTGTAACATTTACACAACAGTCTGATAACAGACTTACGGTTGATGATTATTTTGATAAGCATTCATCAACATCAAATCCAGAATTTATTACAGAAACAACTGTATCTAATCCATATAAGATTAAACAGGATTACCAAGATATAAAGTTAAGCAGAATGACATATGGGAAAAAGGATTTTTCTTTAAACACTCCATATATTCAGTCATATGATGAGGCAAATAATTTAATGAAATGGCTTGTTGAAAAAATAACAAAGCCAAGAAAATCTATAGGTGTAAAAATATTTGCAATACCAACTATTCAGTTGGGAGATATTGTTACATTAGATTACGAAGAAAATGGTATTAGCCTTGCTGCACCTTCATCAAGTAGGTTTGTAGTATATAATATAGACTATACAAAAAATTCAGATGGTCCAGACATGACTGTATTTTTAAGTGAGGTGGTATGATGACAACAGATGCAATAGCGCCATTGCCAACAGCAACTACAACAACCTCTAGCAGTAGTTCTGTAAAGATTGCAACACCAGATTTAATAATAAAAGATCAAGACATAATGTCTATTGATATTATGACAGATCTAATCTTTGAGGATATTGGCGGACAAGAACTTGCAACAATTTCTAGACATGACTTAGTTAATGGTCAAAAAATAATTTATACGCCTATTAAAAATTTAACAGATCTTTATTTACAGTATAACCCAAATAACATATTAAGACTTCAGTCTTCAGACTCATACTTTAAGTCTTTGTCTCTTTCTATTTTAGACCATCTTCCAAAATGTGGAACTGGGTATGATCTTATTCCAAAAGAAAATGAAACAGATAAAACAAAATGGACCAAGGTTCCAAACTGTAAATCTGTATATATTGACCCAATAAGCGGAGACCTTGTGATCAACTTAATAAATGTAAAAGATGGGGAACAGGCAGAAATTCAAATATTAACAAGTGGTAGCATCTTTGATGATACAATATATGATGGAGGAAGTTAAGTGATAACTAATACAGGAAAGAACATTTTAGCCAAGTATCTTGTTGGCCAAACGCCAGCATATGCTTCACATATTGCCGTAGGTTGTGGACCTACCCCAATAGTCTCAGATGGAGCATTTGGAGATTATTCTGACAAAAAATCTTTAGACTTTGAAATGTTTCGTGTCCCTATTATTTCAAGAGGATTTGTTGATGACGAGGGTGTTTCAAAAATAGTATTAACTGCAGAACTACCTACGCAAGAAAGATATGAGATTACAGAGGTCGGAGTATTTTCTGCCGCTTCCAATCCTGCAGCAGGAGCATTTGACAGTAAAAATATATATACATTTTCAGATGCAGAAGCATGGAAATATTCTTCTCAGGCTGCAGAGATTCCAACAATATATGAGCCACTGGATGATCGAGTTGTTAAAATAACAAATGCAGTTATATCTGGAACAACAATAACATATACTACAGATACAGCACATGAATTATCAGAGGGAACAAAAATATCTATTTCTGGAATTTCTCCAATAGTGTTTAATTTATCAGATGTTACTATAGCAACAGTGCCAACACCAACAACCTTTACAATTGTAAAAGAGCCAGCAATTAGTGGTACATATTCATCATCTGGTTATTTAATTAACGATGTAGATACTAATATTATTAATCAAGTCTATCCAGTATTTCAAACAAATGCAGACAACAAAATATTTACTAACTCTAATAGAGTTTCAAGATATGAAAGATGTAGATTTTTAAATAACATATATGCAATATCTGGAAATAACTCCAACATAAGTATAGATTCAAATGGAAACCTTAATGCTGAGAGTGGATCACACTTTATTCAATTAACTGATACAGCGGTTGACTTTAGTAAAAATGCTCCAACAGATGAATTAAGACTTGCTTTTTCTGTAGTAAATAAAGTAGGTTCAGCAGTAACTCTGCCAACCTCTGTTAGAATTATTATTGAGTTTTCTTCAACTGGAACTTTCAAAAGTGGAAAGTGGGCAATTTTTGAAGCATTAGTTGAAGGTAGTGATTATGATTTTTCTACAAATAGATATTTTGTTGTATCAAAACAACTTCAAGAATTAGTAAAAAGTTCAGAATTTTCATGGGCAGAAATTAACACAGTAAGAATATATGCATCTATTTTTAAAGATTCAAGCACAACTCCAACATCTGATTTTTATGTTTGCTTAGATGGTTTAAGACTAGAAAATGTAACATCTACTAATTCTGTATATGGACTAACTGGATACTCTGTTATGAGAACTCCAGAAGCAAAAACAATTATTAAATCGGCAAATACAACAAACTATATTGAATTTAGATTTGCATTGGATGTACTATAATGGCAGATTCTGGAATTAAAAATGTTGTTATTAAAAAAGAATCTTTGGGCAAAGTAACATCAGATAATAATCGTGTTGTAAGATTTAGACTTGTAGCAGAAGATAAAAATAGAAAGTCTGCCTGGTCTCAAATATTTTTGGTCAATTCCCAAGCCGTAAATGTTTTGCCAGGAGATTTAAATGTTGTTGGAAATACAATTTTAGTTAACTGGTCTAATGGATCAGAAGCAACTATTCAGGTAGTTTATGATGTATTTGCAGCATTTGATGGAGGAAATTTTTCTCATGTAGGAGTTACTGGAAGCACAAGTTATTCTTTTTTAAAAACAGGAACTTCGTCAGTTAGAGTTGTTGTCCAAATATCTTCAATAAATCCAGCCATAAATTCTAGTATGAAAATTTATGACTCTGGAGTTAGGTCTCTGGTATAATTATAGTATGGCAATATTACCTGTACCAGAGCGAGGACAACCTTTAGATGTAACTTACATTTATCAGATTGTTAAGGCTATTAATGATTTATCTTCTCAGATTTCACCATCAACATATAAGTATGTAACGGTTGATACCCCAACATCAGGTAAACAAAGCGTAAAGGCTTCAGAGGCCCGTATAATCGGTGGATACGTACAGGTTACAACAAGTACCACCCAGACTGCGGGATCGTCTCAAACCTTCTCATATGACTTCCCAACAGACTTTAAATTCGCACCAGTGGTAACAGCAACACCTATTAACATAGGAAATACAGATGCTGGAAAAGATGTTACAGTAACAATAACTGGAGTGTCCACCTCAAGACTAGAGGGAACAGTTAAATTTAATACTGGTGGAGATACAAGTATTGGAATTAACCTTATAGTGGTTGGAATTCCTAACTAATGATTTCTTGCAAAAAATGTAACGGTAGAGTTTTTATAGATAGACAATATACAGAAATTAATCACATGGAGTTATACTGTATTGCTTGCGGGTCAAGATTTTTTCTTCACCCACCCAGCCAAACAGCGGAGGGAAGATGGCTACTAAAAAAGGAACAATTGAGAGCGAAAAATACAATGAGTCACCTGTAATACCAGGTAACAAAAAAGTTTGGTTCCTCAATGGAGACCTTGTAAGAATTCATCATATAAACAGATCCAATGGAATAATGTCTGTTTATAATATTACAAAAGATCAGATTGAAAGTTGTTTTATTAGTGATTTTAAAAATAAAAGAGAACGAGCATATACAGTTGGGCAGACTGCTGATTTAGTTAATCGTCATAAAAAATATATGCCATCATTAATGAAACGAGGAGTTATCCCATTTCCAACTGGATCACAAAAAGGTGGCGCTAGAGGTTTTCAGGTAAGATCATATTATTCAGAATCGCAAGTAAAAGAGATTCGTGATATACTTGCTTCATATCATATTGGTAGACCAAGAAAAGATAAATTAATTACAAATGATATTACGCCTAGTAAAGCAGAGTTGACACGAAGAATGGGCGATGGTATACTTACATATAGGAAAACAGAAGATGGACGATTTGTTCCAATTTGGAATGAATCTATTTAACGAAGGGTATAGAATGGAAAACGAACCAACAAAGGTATCTGTAACACTTGGATACACATTAAACCTTGGAAACTTTCAATCACTAAGACTAGATCTTGGCGTTGTTGATTCAAAGCGTGACGGAGAAAATACAGACCAGGCTTTTGAAAGAGTTTATAAGTTTGTTGAAGATAAACTAACTGCAAAGATTTTGGAAGCCCAATCGGAGGCTGCTGAAGCATAATGGCAGAACGCAAAGACCGTATGGCTTTGCTTTCAAGATACAGCAAGTATCATACCGCAAGGTACGAATCAAAGCCATCTTTGAATTTAAATGTAGAACAATGGGCATCTGATGCCCTTGTAGAATCATATACCTTGCCAGGATGCTATGACATACTTGAGTATTATTTTTCAGTTGCAGAGAATCCATCTTGGAATTACTTTGCTTACAATGCAGAAAAAATATTACAGGCACAAAAAGATAAAATCAAAGATAACGAAGAGAGAGCAGAGCGTAGACGAATGGCTAAGGAGTGGCTGAGTGAATAACACAGAGTCCAAACTAATTACTGCAGTTCTTCAAGACAAGCAGATGCATGTTCTTCTTCAGGCAAATGTTGAAAATCTATTAAGAACGCATGGAGACATTTGGCAATTCATTAGATTATATTTTGAGAATAATGCATCTCTTCCACCAGCAGAATTAGTTACTGAAAAGTTTAGAGACTTTGAGCCAGTTGCAAATGTAGGAGCAACAAAGCATCACCTAGAAGAACTTCAAGGGGAATATCTAAACGATAGCCTAAAGGATATCCTTAGATCTGCTGCGACCAATGTTCAAAATAATCAAGGCACAACGGCACTCAATGACCTTATTACTCAAACCTCAGAGTTAAAGAAGAACACATCTGCTATCCGTGATATCGATGTTACCGATCTTGAATCTGCTATTGCATATTTTGAAAATGTTAAAAAGCAGCAGGCTCTAGGAATGTCTGGAATTAAAACAGGTCTTCCAGGATTTGATAATTATCTCCCATCTGGAATTATGCCTGGACAACTTGGGGTGTTTCTTGCTTATCCAGGAATTGGTAAATCATGGCTTGCACTTTATTTTGCTGTTCAAGCATGGAAGCAAGGTAAGTCACCTATGGTAATCTCTCTTGAAATGTCAGAGACTGAAGTCCGTAATCGTGTGTTTACGATTATGGGGGAGGGTCGTTGGTCACATAGAAAGATTAGTAATGGCGAAATTGAAATTGATATGCTTAAAGATTGGCATGCAAAGAATCTTAAGGGCAAGCCAGAGTTCCATATCATTTCTAACGACAGTGGTGGAGAAATTAATCCATCAGTACTTCGTGGAAAGATTGATCAATACAAACCAGATTTTGTTATTGTTGACTATCTTCAGTTGATGGCTCCTAATCAAAAGTCAGATAATGAAACTGTACGAATGAAGAACCTTTCAAGAGAACTTAAACTAATGGCTATTGGAGAAGAAGTACCTATTGTTGCAATCTCATCTGCTACCCCAGATGATGTTAATGACCTTAGTAGTGTTCCAACACTTGGACAAACTGCTTGGTCTAAACAAATTGCCTATGATGCTGACTGGGTAATTGCCCTAGGTCGTTCTGCTAATAGCGATATTATCGAGTGTGCTTTTAGAAAGAACCGTAATGGGTTTATGGGAGATTTCCTAGTACAAGTAGACTTCGATAAGGGCTACTACAGATATAAAGACTTTGAAGATAAGTAGTTATAATATGATATGTCAAAAAATAAGGAGATTTTGCCACCTACGTTCTATCATCATAAGCCCATAAAAAGGTTTTATCTTGATGGGATCATTCATGATGACTCCATGATAGGCAGACTTAAAATAGAATATATAAGACTATTAGTATCAGAAATGAAACTAAGTGGATATGTACCAAGACTTGATCTTGACCCAGACTTCACTATACGCTATAATGATACTAAGAACTTTTTTGAATTTGAATTATCGATACAAGCAGTTTACGCAGGGAAAAGGAAAAGCGAATGGATAGCAGGTATAGACGGAACCAATCCAATCTTTATACCGCAGAGCAAGTCAGAAGAGTCCTTACAGGATCAGGTGTAGATATTGAATCTGACTTATCAGATAACTACATAATATATTGTCCATTTCACAATAATCATAGAACTCCAGCAGGAGAAGTCCACAAACTTAATGGCCTATTCTTTTGCTTCTCATGTCAAAAAACAGCAGACCTGATAGAACTTGTAATGCATACATCTGGTCGTACATATTTTGAAGCAGCAAGATATATCAAGTCAAAAGAAAAGTTAACCAATCTTGTTGATGATATTAATAAAACACTTATTGTTGAAGAAGAATTTAAGCAGTTTGACACAAGCATAATGAAAAGACTTTATGACAATCTTTTAAATTTAGATAGACCTAAAAATTATTTTAAATCAAGACACATAGAGATGCAGTCTTGGTCAAAGTTTCATTTAGGATATTCTGATAAACAAGATATGGTTACTGTTCCAATCCACAGTCCAGATGGGATACCTATTGGTTTTGTAGGAAGATCTGTGGAAGGAAAAGATTTTAAGAATACTCCAGGATTACCCAAAAGCAAAACACTGTTTAACTTGCATAGAGTTAAGAAATCTGATAAAGTATATGTAGTGGAATCATCATTTGATGCTATTAGGCTTGACCAAGTTGGACTTCCAGCAGTTGCAACACTTGGAGCCAATGTATCAAACACACAAATAGAATTGCTTCAGAAATACTTCAATAACATAATTGTTATTGCAGATAATGATGAAGCGGGAGGAAATATGAAAGATAGAATAGTTGAAAAACTATCATCTCGTGTTTCCGTTATTAAACTAAATAATCAATATAAAGATATAGGTGATATGCCAGATGAGGAAATAAAGAATTTAGAATTCCAGTTTGACAAATCTATATCACTTATGCTAAACTAATATAAACAACACAAAGGAGAATAACATGAGCGTAGTAAAGGGACTCAAAAACATTAATGCCCTGCTCGATAAGCCAAAGTATGAAAATGATGGACCAAAGGTTAAGTGGCTAAAACTTGCCGATGGACAATCAGTTAAGATTCGATTCATTGAAGAACTTGATGAAGATTCTGCAAATTATAATCCAGAGCGTGGACTTGCACTTGTTGTAAAGGAGCACGTAAATCCAAAGGACTACAAGCGTAAGGCTGTAGATACAATGGATACAGAAGGTCGTGACTGGGCTGAAGAAATGCATCGCAAGGATCCAAAGGCTGGATGGCGTGGTCGTCTTCGCTTTTATTGCAATGTTCTAGTTGACGATGGTATTGAATCACCATATGTTGCTATTTGGTCAATGGGTATCAGCAAGCAGTCATCGTTTAACACTATTCGTGAGTATGCTCTTGAAACAGGAAGCATCTCAAATGTTGTATGGAAGTTAAAGCGTAATGGTCAGGGAACTGAAACTAATTACACACTTATTCCATCTGCTCCAGACAAGGAGCCGTTTGCTTGGGGAGACATTAAGCCTTACCCACTTGAGTCAGCATTGAAGAAGATTCCATATGCTGAGCAAGAAGCATATTACTTGGGCTTTGATGGCCCTTCAGTAACTTCATCTACCAACGCTGATTGGTAATATGAACTACGTCGGCTTACATGTCCATACACACTATTCATTATTTGATGGTGTTGCTACTCCAGAAGAATACGTGAACCGTGCAGTTGAGTTAGGGATGCCAGCAATTGCCATCACTGACCACGGTACTTTATCTGGGCATAGGGAACTGCACCGTATTGCAAAAGCAAAGGGCATTAAGCCAATTCTAGGTCTAGAAGGATACATGTGTGCAGACATATCTGATACAAGAGATAAGTCTGAAAGAGAAGGTCAGCAAGATCTTGTCTATAACCACATTATCCTTCTAGCCAAGAATAAAATTGGTTTAGAAAATTTAAATAAGATTAGTGAACTATCATGGACAGACGGTTTCTTTAAGAAGCCAAGATTTGATTTTGCTATATTGGAAAAATATAAAGAGGGCATTATTGTTACATCTGCCTGCCCAAGTAGTGTGCTCGTTAAAGCCTTAGAAGAAGAAGAGTTTGCACTTGCTAAAAAGTATATTTCCTGGTTTAAAGAACGGTTTGGCGAAGATTACTATATTGAAGTAATGCCACACAATGAAGCAAATATAAATAAATATTTAATTGAACTTGCTGATGAATTTAATATCAAGGTTGTTGTTACGCCAGACTGCCACCATGTTGATCCTTCACAAAAAGAGGTTCAAGAATTTAAGTTGCTAATGAACACACACGGTAAAGTTCTAAAAGATAGCACATATGAAAAGTCTAAAAAGCAACCAGATATGATGAAGCGTCTTGATTATCTATATGGAGAAGACCGTCAAATTACTTTTAATAAATTTGATATTCACCTTTTATCTTATGAAGAAATCAAAACCGCAATGGAAGCGCAAGGTATTGATAGACCAGATATTTATTCAAACACATTGCTATTGGCAGAGTCAGTTGGAGAGTATGACATTAAAGATGGCATGAACCTTCTTCCAGTTCAGTATAAGAGTCCTGATAAAGAATTGAAGAAGATTGCATACGAGGGTTTGGAACAAAGAGGTTTTGCAGATAACCCAGAATACATTGCAAGAGTTGAAGAAGAATTAGAAATTATTAAAGACAAAAAGTTTGCTCCATACTTCCTTGTTGTTCAAAGCATGATCGCTTGGGCAAAAAAGGAAGGCATTATGGTAGGGCCAGGTCGTGGTTCTGCAGCAGGCTCACTGGTATGCTATGCACTTGGCATTACAGATGTTGATCCAATCAAATATGGACTACTGTTCTTCCGTTTTATTAATCCAGAGCGCAACGACTTTCCTGATATCGATACAGATATTCAAGATTCTCGTCGTGATGAAGTTAAAGATTATTTGGTTAGACAGTATCGACATGTTGCATCTATTGCCACATTCTTACAATTTAAAGATAAGGGTGTTGTGCGAGATGTTGCAAGAGTCTTAAATATACCTTTATCAGATGTCAATAAGGTACTTAAGTTAGTAGACACATGGGATGATTTTTGTACATCAAAATCAACAAGAGAATTTCGTGAAAAATATCCAGAGGTAGAAATTTATGGAGAACAACTTCGTGGTCGAATTAGGGGTACTGGTATTCATGCTGCAGGAGTTGTTACTAGTAAAGATCCAATCTTTAGGTATGCGCCGATGGAAACTCGTTCTGCTACTGGATCTGACGATAGGATTCCAGTGGTTGGAGTCGATATGGAAGAGGCGGAACGAATAGGTTTAATTAAGATAGATGCACTTGGTCTAAAAACACTTAGTGTTATTCAGGATTGCGTATCAATGATTAAAGAGAATCATTATAAGGATATTGATTTACATTCAATTAATCTTGATGATCCAAAGATTTATGAAATGCTTTCTGATGGATACACAAAGGGTGTGTTCCAATGTGAAGCAACTCCATACACAAATCTTTTAGTAAAGATGGGTGTAAAAAACTTTAACGAACTTGCAGCATCAAATGCTTTGGTTCGTCCAGGTGCTATGAATACAATTGGTAAAGACTATATTGCTCGTAAACATGGAAAGCAGAATGTTTCTTATAGTCACCAAATTATGAAACCATTTACGGAGGATACTTATGGTTGCGTTTTATACCAAGAACAAGTTATGCAAGCATGCGTACACCTTGGAGGCATGTCCATGTCGGAAGCAGACAAGGTTAGAAAAATCATTGGCAAGAAAAAAGATGCTAAAGAGTTTGACATTTTCAAGGATAAGTTCGTATCTGGTGCGTCTGCTTATATTTCGCCTAACGATGCTAAGGACCTTTGGCATGACTTTGAAGCACACGCAGGGTACTCATTTAACAAGAGCCATGCGGTTGCGTATTCTACTCTCTCGTATTGGACGGCGTGGTTAAAGTATTATTATCCGCTAGAATTTATGTTTGCTCTTCTTAAAAATGAAAAAGATAAAGACAACAGAACAGAGTATTTGATTGAGGCAAAAAGAATTGGTATTCCTATTAAGTTGCCACACATTAATGACTCAGACTTTGATTTTAAGATTGAGGGTAAGGGTATTCGCTTTGGTTTAACTGGAATTAAATATATTTCTAGCAATATTGCAGAAAAGTATATTACTGCAAGGCCTTTTAGAAGTTTTAAAGAAGTAGAAGAGTTTACTTTTACAAAAGGCAACGGTGTTAATAGTCGTGCACTTCAGGCTATGAATATGATTGGTGCTTTGACATTTCCAGATAATCCAAGAAATGATGATCAGATTAAAGAAAACTTGTATGAATATTTAAACCTTCCAGAGTTTAATATAACTATTCCATCACACTATTATGCATTTATCCAAGATGTAGAAGAGTTTGAAGAAAAGGGTTCATACGTTTTACTTGGAATGGTTAAATCAATTAAAAGAGGCACAGGTTGGTCAAGAGTTGAAGTTCTTGACAAGACTGGAAGTGTTGGAATATTTGATGAGGAGCAAACAGCAATAGAAACTGGTCGCACATATCTTATACTTGCAAATGATAATAGAATTGTTTCTGCAGTTCCTGCTGATGAAATAAAAGGTTCTTCAAATGCACTCGTCAAATTTTTAAGTTATAAGCAATTGCCATACTCTGATGACGAAATGTTTGTTGTATCATTTAAACCAAGAATTACAAAAACTGGTAAAAAGATGGCATCCTTAACACTTGCAGATACAAGCAGAGACCTGCACTCTATCACAGTATTCCCTACATCTTTTGCAAAAGCATATATGCATATTGAAGAAGGAAAATCATATAAATTTAATTTTGGAAAAACAAAAGACGGAACCGTAACATTGGAGGATGTACATGTCAGTTAGTATTGAAGAAGCATTAGCACAACTTGATCCCAAGTTGAGAAAGCGATTAGGTAGTGGTGTAGGTGTCAACTTTGAATACCAACCAACACCTAGTTATGGATTAAACCGTGCTTTAGGTGGTGGACTTCCATATGGAAGACAAGTCTTGATCTGGGGTTCAAAGTCTTCTGCAAAGTCTTCTATGTGCCTTCAGATGATTGCTTTAGCCCAAGCAGAGGGAAAGTTATGTGCATGGATTGATTCTGAGATGTCTTATTCGGAAGATTGGGCCAGGTCGCTTGGGGTAGATCCAGAAAAATTAATTTATTCACAAGCAAGAACTATCAGCGATATGGTAGATGTTGGTGTAGCATTAATGAATGCTGGTGTCGATTTAATTGTGGTAGACTCTATTACATCAATGCTTCCTGCAATCTATTTTGAAAAAGATACAGATGAAATGAAGGCTTTGGAAAATACAAAACAGATTGGAGCAGAATCTCGTGACTTTAGCAACGCATGGAAAATGCTTAACTATGCTAATAATAAAGTTAAGCCTACTTTGCTTGTGCTTATTAGCCAGTCTCGTAACAATATTAATGCTATGTATACTAGCCAGCAGCCTAGTGGTGGTCAGGCTACTAAGTTTTATTCCTCTTGCGTTATTAAGTTATTTAGTTCCGAGTCCGACAATCAAGCGATTAAAGGAAAAATTAAGGTAGGAGATAAATTAATTGAAGAAAAAATTGGCAGAACTATTAAGTGGGAACTTCAATTCTCTAAAACTTCTCCAGGGTTCCAATCTGGCGAGTATGATTTTTATTTTAGAGGTGACAATATTGGTCTTGATACCATTGGTGATTTGGTTACTACCGCAGAACTAAACGGTATTGTAGAGCGTACAGGAGCATGGTATATCCTTCCTGATGGAACAAAGGTGCAAGGTAAGGAAGCATTTGTTAATCGTGTAAGAGAGGATCTTGATTTGCAGGAATCAATCAAGGCCAAACTAAATGGCTAATTTTACAGTTTATTATGGCAAGTTTATATGCCATGAATGCAAAGCAGAAGTTAAAAGTTTAAGGCTTTATCCAGAAACAAAAGAAGCAACTTGGATGTGTAAAGATAAACATTTAAGCAGAGTTGGTTTTGGTAGAAAGAAGAAAAAGGATTATGAGCGAGAAGAGTGAGTCAAAGCGCATTGGCGCTAAACAGCATAAAAACTCTGGTCGTAATACCCAAAAGGGTGATGCTTCTTGGAAAAATTTTGTTGTAGATTTTAAAGAAGTTGGAAAATCTTTTACATTAAATAAAGATGTCTGGGCAAAGGCAACCACAGATGCCATGAAGAATGGCAAAGATCCAGCCATTGTCGTAGTAATTGGCGAGGGTAATGCAAAAGTCAGACTTGCTATAATTGAGATGAGTATTTTAGAAGAACTAGTGGAGGAATAATGGAACAACAACAAACAACTATAGAGATGGTAAACGGCCTTTCTGAGATAGCCGATTATATGCAAGATGAAGAATTAACAACAGCCTTAACATTTATTGCTAAGATTATTATAAAGCCAGATATTCCTTTGAATGTGGCTACGGTTGAAATTGTAAGGCTTCAAGCCATTGCAGCAAAGATGGCTTTTAAGGCAACATGGATGGCTAATGTGGATAAGTCTGATCGTGGAAAGAAGAATCTTTACTATACTGCAGCAGAGTCTATTAACAATCTTGTCTCAGCGTTGAAGTATATAACTCGATAATCTGATATACTTATACTAACCGAAACGAGAAATGATGACAAAAAATTTATTACATACAGTTATGTTAAAGCCTGAAGAGAAGCAGATTCATCCAATGGATATTGCAGCATTAGAGGCAAAGATTAAAGAAGGTTATACGATAAATCGTGTAGATAAGCATACGGTAAAGAAAACCTTTGCTCCTTCTACTATTGCATATGGTCATGGAGAGTGTGCAAGATATTGGTACCTTGCTTTTGAGGGACAGATATTTGAAGATAATGCAGATGCTTATAGTGCAGCAAACATGACGGCTGGAACATTGTCACACGCAAGAATTCAAAATGCTATGATGAATTCAGGTGTTGCAAAGATTTATCGTGATGATGATAATGAGCCAACAACAGAGTTTAAAATTAGACATGATGATCCACCAATTTTTGGATACGGAGATGTCATGCTTGATTGGCAGGGAGAAGAACTCATTGGTGAAATTAAAACCATGATGAATGAGGGATTCGAATATAGAAAGGCTTCAGGTAAGGCCAAGAATGGTCACCTGATGCAGTTGCTTATATACATGAAGATTCTTAAGAGACCAAAGGGAGTTCTTATTTATGAAAATAAAAATAATCACGAACTACTTTTGATCCCTGTAGATGTGAACGATCATTACCGTCGGTGGGTAGACCAGGCATTTGATTGGATGAGACAAGTTAGAAAGGCATGGGAAGATAAAACCCTGCCAACCAAAAACTATAGATCAAACTCCAAGATATGCAAGTCATGCCCAATTAAAAAAGCATGTGAGTCTGCAGGTACAGGCGTATTAAAAATAGCGCCTCTGGAGATTCTTGGTGAACAATTGTAAATGCTGCGATAATCAGTTTGAGCCTACTGTATCTTATCAGATATATTGCTCTTCAGATTGTAGGGATATAGCAACAAAAGAAAAAATTGCAATGAGATATTTGCAATCAAAGAGACAAAAGCGTAAGGGTAAAATAAGGCTATGTAAGTCTTGTTCTACTCCGCTTTCTATCTATAATGATGATCCAGTTTGTTCATCTTGTAGTGTAAATCCTGATGCAGTTCTTAAAGCAATGAAAGAAATAAAAGGTAAAAGCAATGGTAAAAAATAAATGGGGTATTGAAGTTAAGCCATTAACAATTTGTGCTATTGATGCTAGTACCAATAGCCTTGCCTTTGCTTTATTTAATACCCAACAAGAATCGTTGGGCGTTGTTGGTAAAATTAATTTTGATGGAAATAATACATATGAAAAAGTTATGGATGCTGGACAAAAGGTCAAAGCATTTTTTGATTACTACGGTGGGTTTGAGGCAATAGTAATCGAGCATACTGTATTTATGAATAGCCCTAAGACTGCTGCAGATCTTGCATTGGTTCAAGGGGCTATTCTTGGAGCAGCAGGACAATCTGGAACAAAAGTTATTGGCAAGGTTGCTCCTATTACATGGCAAAATTATATTGGAAATAAAAAAATATCAAAGGACGAACAATTATTTATTCGTTCACAGAACCCTGGGAAATCAGCATCTTGGTATAAATCATATGAAAGAAATCTTCGTAAAGAAAGAACAATTAAGTTTATTAATACGATCTATGATAGAACTATTACTGATAACGATGTAGCAGATGCCTGCGGTATTGGCCATTGGGCATTAAAAAATTGGTCTAAAGCGGTGGGATTAGAATGAGCGATAGAGAACCATTTAATTTTAAAGAAGAAGAACAAGATATTATTTTAACAGTAAGAACGCTTGTACCAACAAAATGGATCTTGATAGACAGAGAAACTGGGCAAATTTATCAGGGTAGTCCAAAAGGTTACTGGGATAGACTTGAGCCAGTTATTAAGGTTGACAAGGAGGACTAGTGTCTGCTAAACTATATACAAGCGAGACTTTTATGCGTAAGCGTTACCTTATGGATAAAAAGACTCCAGAAGAAATTGCAAAGGAATGTGGAGTAAGTTTGGAAACTATCTATGTGTACCTTGCCAAGTTTGGATTAAGAAAGAGTAAGCGATGACCAATAAGTTGAATATTACTGTTGACCAAGTTAACAACCCTATGCATTACACATCAGACCCATCTGGTATTGAGTGTATTGAAATTACCAGACATCGCAATTTTAATATTGGAAATGCTTTTAAGTATTTGTGGAGAGCAGGACTTAAGGATGAAGAAAAAACTATTCAAGATTTAGAAAAGGCAATCTTTTATATTAAAGATGAGATAAATAGGTTAGAAGGAAAGTATGACAACTGAAGAAGATTTAGTTAAACATCTTGACCAAGTAAACCTTGTAGTTGAAGAATATTTAAAAGGCAATGATCCAACAGTTATTTCAAAAGAATTAGATATTCCACGAACACGGGTTGTTGCATTAATTAATGAGTGGAAAGAAGTCGCATCTGATAATGCCGTTATTCGTGCCCGTGCAAAAGAAGCCCTTGCTGGTGCTGACCAACACTATAGTAAACTTATATCAAAATCGTATGAGGTTATTGATGAAGCAACAATGACAAACAACCTTAGTGCTAAAACTGCTGCAATTAAACTAGTTATGGATATTGAGTCTAAAAGAATTGACATGCTTCAAAAGGCTGGTCTATTAGAAAATAAAGAACTTGCTGAAGAAATGATAGAGATTGAGCGTAGACAAGAAGTTCTTGTATCAATATTAAAAGATATAGCAGCAGAATATCCTCAAATTCGTGATGAAATTATGCGTAGACTTTCATCTTTTGCAAAAGATAATGAGGTGATTACAGTTGTCCACGATGTTCAGTGATTTTCTTGAAGCATTGCAAGACGATCATTTTGAAGAAATTCCTGTAGATGCAAAGACTTTTATTCAAGATGAAAGATATTTGGGGCAACCTGGCCTATCTAATATTCAATATGACATTGTAGAAGCAATGAGCCAAATATACAAAAAAGAAGATCTCATTAGAATAATGGGAGAAGAAGAAGGTGTACGATATTATGAAAAATATACTAAAAACGAAATCATCCTCCAACTCGGTAAGGGTAGTGGAAAAGATTTTACTTCTACTGTTGCTTGTTGCTACATTGTGTATAAGTTATTATGCCTTAAGGACCCAGCAAGATATTTCGGTAAACCCAGTGGCGATGCCATAGACCTTATCAATGTTGCTATTAATGCTCAGCAGGCTAAGAATGTTTTCTTTAAAGGCTTTAAAACAAAGATTGAAAAGTCACCTTGGTTTGCTGGCAAGTTTTATGCAAAGGCTGATTCAATAGAATTTAACAAATCTATTACTGTTTATTCTGGTCACTCTGAGCGTGAATCACATGAGGGTTTGAACTTGCTTCTTGCAGTTCTTGATGAGATTTCTGGTTTTGCATCTGAGGTTGGAACTGGAAATGAACAGGGAAAAACAGCGGACAATATCTATAAGGCATTCCGTGGTTCCGTAGATTCTCGCTTTCCAGATTTAGGAAAGGTTGTATTGCTTTCATTTCCTCGATACCCTGGAGACTTTATATCAGAAAGATATGATTCAGTTATTGCAGATAAAGAGGTAATTGAAAGAAGCCATGAGTTTATTATTAATCCATTGCTTCCAGATTCAGATCCAGACAATAAGTTTGAAATTTCTTGGGATGAAGATCAAATTATTTCATACAAATATCCAGGAGTATTTGCATTAAAAAGACCTACCTGGGAAGTTAATCCAACTAGAAAGATTGAAGATTTTAAGATTGCTTTTATGACTGATCTTGGAGATGCAATGATGCGTTTTGCTTGTGTTCCAACATTTGCATCTGATGCATTTTTTAAACAAGCAGACAAAGTACGAGCATGCATGACATTAAGAAACCCAGTAGATACCTTTAAAAGATTTGATGAATCATTTAAACCAGATCCAAATAAAAAATATTATGTACATGCTGACCTTGCACAAAAGCATGACAAGTGTGCGGTAGCAATTGCACATGTAGAAAAATGGGTAAATATTCAGGTAATTAATAATTATGAACAGGTGGCACCAATTGTTGTAGTAGATGCTGTGGCATGGTGGGAACCAAAAGTAGAGGGCCCAGTTAATTTGTCCGAAGTAAAGCAATGGATTCAAAACCTTAGAAGAATTGGTTTTGATATTGGCATGGTTTCATTTGACCGTTGGCAATCTTTTGATATTCAAAATGAATTGAAGCAGGTTGGAATGAGAACTGATACTGTTTCTGTTGCTAAAAAACATTACGAGGATATGGCTATGCTTGTGTATGAAGAAAGACTTGCTATGCCTGCAATTGATCTTTTATTTGAGGAATTAACTCAATTAAAGATTATGAAAAATGATAAAGTGGATCACCCACGCAAAAAGTCAAAGGACTTAGCCGATGCTGTATGCGGTGCTATTTTTGGTGCTATCTCTTATACTCCAAAAAATCTAGACACTGAAGTAGAGGTTCATACTTTTAAAGAAAGACCTAAGCAATTTGACCAAAAAGATGCCAATGTGATACAATATAATCCTAGCCAATTAGAAGACATAAAAGACTATTTGGATAGGCTAAAAACAATATAACAAGAAAAGGAAATATTAAATGAAATCATTTAAGAAAATCGCTCTAGCCGTGGTTGCAGCCATGACTACCGCAACAATCGTGGCTTCGCCTGCAAGCGCAGCCGTAATGACAGTCGCTGTATCGCTTGACGGAACTGCTAATACAACAGCATCCGCAATTGCTACACCTGCCTCATTACCAGTTCCAGCAGACAACACAATCGACGCTGCTGATGCACTCAAGTTTGTTGCAACTGTTGATACAGGAACAAATGTTTCTGTTACAGCAACAAACGCAACAATTGTTTCTGCACTACACACATCTGCTGCACCAGTAGGTGCTGCATCAGGATCGTCATCGTTGACAATCGCAACTGGTACAGGAACAACCGCAACATTTTGGGTCTACACAAAGACTACAGCAATTGGTACAGTTGTAATCAATAACGGTGGAACAACTCTTACATACTATGTACAGGGTACTGCTGGTAAGATTAACAACCTAACTGTATCTGCACCTGCAACTGGTGCTGCTGGCACAAAGCAGGATATTACAGTTACAGCAACAGACGTATTTGGAAACAAGGTTTCTGGTAAGTCAATTACTGCAACAGTATTTGCTGCTACAGCAACACTAGATACAGCAACAGCAACAACTGGTGCTACACTTTCAGATTTTGGAGTTGCAAAGTTTACTGCAACACTTCCAGCAACTGGTTCACGCACACTAATTACATTTGCTCCAACAACATCTTCTGATGCAACATCTGCAGATGTAACTGGTCTAACTGCTCGTACACTTGCACCATTTGCAGAAATCACAGTTCGTGATCTTGTATCAGAACTTGCTGCTGAAAAGGCTGCTAAGGATGCAGCACTTGCTGCTAAGGCAGTTTCAGATGCTGCAGTCGTAAAGGCTGCTGCTGATGCTGCTGCTGCTAAGGTTGCTTCAGATGCTGCTCTTGCAGCAGAAAAGGCTGCTTCTGCTAAGGCACTTGCTGATGCAAAGACTGCTTCTGATGCAGCACTTGCAAAGGCAATTGCTGACAAGGATGCACAGATCGCTAAGTTGACAGCAGATAATTCTGCAGCACTTAAGTCAATCAAGGATGCTTTCAACGCACTTGCAAAGAAGTGGAATGCAAAGAATCCAAAGGCAAAGGTTACTTTGGTTAAGTAATTAATCCAACAACTGGGGGAGTGGGGTAACCTGCTCCCCTTTTTGTTTTAGGAAATGGTATAATTAAAATATGTTTGATTTAATAAAAGAAGCAAAAGAAAATAGTCACGAAATAGTGTTTGAACAATACCAGTTGCCACAAATAAACTGGGAAGATATGATGAAATACATATATAAAGAATCAACAGTATTTAATAGGAACCTTCGTGATAAAGTTGAAAAAGTAAACAATCTTGAAGTATTGGACTTTATTGGTAATATACAACTTCAAAGCAAGTTTTGGTTAGCACCACAAAACCCTAATCTTTTTGATGAATTGCCTGGAATATCAGAACTACTACTTAAGTTAAATAATGGCATAGACAACAGAAACTGTAGTTATTATAAAAAAATGAACCACGATTGCTCCTCTGATTGGCATCCACAAGGAATAAGGATGTCCTTATCAAACAGGCTTGTAAGCGATCACCATGATCCACACGATATCTTTTACTGGCAAATACTTGGAACATCATTTTGGAAGATAGATGGTGGCATAACTTATGAGTTAAAGCCAGGAGATATGCTTTATTTACCACTTGAAAATTCACACGAAGTTTGGTGTGACGGTCCTAGGGCTGGTTTGTTGATTGATAATCTTAATTAAATGATATAATAACCCTATCAGACATCATGTCTGCGAGGGGGAAGGCAAATAAAAAGATTAATACGTATAGCAACAGCCACAATATTGGCCTTTGGATGGCTTTTAATAGCCCCTACAGACGCTCATTCTGACGATCCTATAACAATAGGGGCTGAAAGAATAGAGGCCCTAAATCAGAAGGTTTCAAACCTTAATGATAGTGCCAAATTAGTGTCACTTATTGATGTCGCTCAGGATAAATATGATGCTGCCGTCATTGCTAGGGATAATAAGACATCAGCGGAACAAGCCTACACGCAGGCTGTAGAAGCAGAAGCCAATGCCTTGAGTAACTTAAATACAGCACAATCCAACCTAGAAGATGCCCAAACAGCAGTTGATGATCAAACCTCTATAGTTGCTACAGCCCTAACAAATAAAAATAATGCTAAAGATGCGCTTGATTTAGCCAATTTAAACCTTCAAACAACACAGGCAAATATGCAAAATAGCGGTGGTGCAGGACTTTCTTATACTGTTTATTATCTTGCTAGGCAAAATGGAGCAGCAGTTACTGCAGGAGAAACTGGATGCCGTGGTGTTTGGAATTCAAATACAATGTCTCCTGGATCTGCTACCTGCGGTAGATATGAAAACTTTATAGTTAGATTTACTGGAACAATTACTGTTCCATCATATTGGACATCAACATATTTTGCAGGATATACAGATGATGGATTTAGAATGTATGTTAATGGACAACTTGCAGTTAATAACTGGCGAGAGCAGGGATCTACTTGGAGTCCAATGTCTCCAGTTTATGATGTAAGTGAAAATAAAACTTTAAATGTAGAAATTTGGTGGTATAACGGAGGAGGTCCAGGATACTATCATCTAGGCTGGGCTATTCCTGGTGGATGGACAGGTGCAGGTTGTGATTATACTGGTGGTTGGGGAGTAGGATTTAGTTGTACACTCAATACATTTTCTTCTGGATCTGGTCCAACTCAATCACAAATTAATGAATATAATCAAGCACTTGCTGAAAAAAATTCAGCACAAGATGTTTATAATGATAAATTAAATATTTATAATCAACAAGTCACAATATTAAATAATTTGCAAGATGATTTAGATCAAGCACAACAAGATAAAGATGATGCACAAACAGCATATGAAACTGCACAAACAAATACCTCATCAGCATTAATAGCAAAAGATAATACTACAGAAGTTTATAATCAAGCAATTATAGATATGAATGATGCAATTACTGCTGCTGAAGAAGAATATATTAAGCAATGGGATTTTGAAGAAAAACAAAGAGTTGCTGCTGCTATTGCCACTGCCCTGGCAAACCAGCCACAGCCTGAACCATCAGTAGCCCCAACACCTGCGCCAAGTCCAGAACCAACTAAAGAGGCTCCGCCTACTCCAAAACCAACTGAAGAAGCACCTCCAAGCCCTGCACCATCACCAGAGCCAACCAAGGAAACGCCACCTACACCAAAACCAACCCCAGAACCCACAGTGGATCCTCAGCCTACACCAGCGCCTACTCCTGCACCTACACCAGAACCTACAGTAGAGCCATCACCAGAACCACTACCTGAGCCAAGTGTAGAACCAACAAAAAATACTGAAATAAAGGATGAGGTTCTTGCAGCATTGATCCCTGAAAAAGGTACGGGAACAGCAGAAGATTTATCTGGCGTTATAGCAAACCTTACAAGCAAAGATAATAAACTAGTTAAACTTTCACCTGAACAAGTAGCAGCGGTTAGTCAAACACTTAAGGCATTAACAAATGAAGCAAAAGCAGAAGTTGCAAAAAGCCTTGGTATTTCAGCATCAGAAGTTGCTAAAGTTGCAGATGTTATGAAGTCTAATCCAGAAATTGCAACGGCATTCGTAGAATTCAAGGACAGAGCAGCACAAGCAGGAGATACACCAATGCCATTTACATTGGCAGATGCTACAACAGAAGTTCAAGCAGAAGCATTTTTATCAGATCCACTTGGAGCAGTATTTAATGTGGACCCACTAGAACTCCTATCCAATTTCTCTGAGTTGGGTATGGATATGACAGACGATCAGAGAGAAAAGGCCCAAGAAGTCATTATTCCAGTAATCATTGTTTCACAGGTTGCAAATGTAATGATTGGGATGAGGAGGTAATATGAAAATAATCAAGAAAGTTGTAAAGGGATTCTTTACATGGCTTAAAGATGCAGGGTTAGAAATAATTGCTCAGGCATTTACTCTCCTTGGCTTCTTTATTGCATGGCTTACCCTCACAGGATCAGCAAGAGATATTGTTGGTCTTGCAATTTTAGTTACCACAGTGATTTGGTTAATATCAATTCCACTGAGAAAGGAGGACTAATTATGGCAAGAAAGAAGGTAGAAGTTATTGAAGAGCCAACACATGTAGGCGGTGGCGCAATTGCAAGCATTAATAATATTGTTATGCGTATTGTTGCAGTTTTTGCAGCATCAGGCCTATCTGTTATCGGTGCAGGTGCAGTAGTTGGAATTAGTACAGTTAAGGCTGTTATTCTTGCAGGTACTCTTGGAGTAGCCACAGTAGTTGAAAGACTGGCTCGTGG